CTTGCGACACGATAACGTCGGTTTCCGCGACTGGTGCCAGCTTCAGCGTCGTCGCTGCCCGCGCGCCCTGGATGGTGATGCCATTGGGCACGGAGATCGCTGAGACGATATAGGTCCCCGGCGGGCAGAACAGCACCCCGGCGCCAGCAGTCAAAAGCGCGCCGATGGCGTTGGTGAACGCCGCCGTGTCGACGGTGCTCCCGTCGCCCTTGGCGCCGAACCATTTGACAGACCACGACCCGCCGCCCGTCTGGCGATACCAGCGGCGCCCGGACACGTCCACGATGATTGTCCCGCCGTTGTCGGCCGAAACCACATCGCTTGCATCGACGTAGAAAGCGCCTTGCCCGCCATCCAGGAACGCGGCGTATCCCAGAACAAAGACCTGATGTTGCGGCAAGCTGCTTGTCATGGCGGCCCGCAATGCCGCGATCGTCGCCACCGAAATGGTGATACCGGTCACATTGATCCCGGCATCGGCGATCAGAACGCCCGTGGTCCCGGAGAACGATACGAGATCGCCATTGACCGAAGACGACGGGCCGGTGACGTTGCCCGATAGCGCAAATGGATAGACCAAGCCATTGATGTTGAAGTTGAGCACCGCAGGCGGGGCGCCGTTGTAGCTCTCCGCATACAGCGTGATGGTGCCCGTCTGGGCGACCGATATGCCGAACTGCGTGTAGCCGTTGGGGTTGTTCGGGGCGACGTTGTTGATCCCGAATGCGATCCCGCCGTTGTTCTGAAGACCCAGTTCGCCGAGAATGCCCGATGTCGCTGGCCCGGCGTCCTGGCAGACGCCATCCTGCACCCAGACCGCCGGATGGCCGGGGGTGACGCTGCCGCTCTGCTGGATGCTGCTGCCGCTCATCAGTTGACCGCCGTTACCGTGGCCCACGCAGAGCCGGTGAATTGATCAGAAGTAAGCGCATAATCACCAGCGCCCGTAGGGGTTTGAGATTCTTCCGGGGCGGACATGAGCAGAAATCGCGGATACCCTTTTGTCAAACAAGTCGAAATACATGCGCGCAGCGTTGCCGTTCTGTAGTTCCAGATAGGCCAGAGCCGCCGCCCAATATCCAACGCAATCAGTCCACGGGTCCGGCAGCGCCTCGACGCTCTGATTATCAATCAGGTCTTGGGGCAAGCACTGGCAGTCGAACTCCAACTGATAACTCTGCGACGGCACCGGATACATGAACAGCGTGCCATTCACACCCTGGCCAAACTGCGAACAAAACGTAGGGACATACTGATATTGCGATGCAACATACTGCCGTATCAACGACTGGTAAGTCGAGAAGGCATACATCGGTAGCGAATATCTGTAATTGCTGTATATGATCGACGCACTACGGACAAAATAGACCGACGCCACGCCAGGGAAATACGATAGATCAATCCCGGAAAATGGGTAAGCTTCCTGGCCTTCGTTCAGCGTGTTGTTCAGAGACGTGTTGACGGTCGCAGTAAATCCCGCGCCCGTTGGGTCGTTGATCGTGACTTGCGGCGCGAAATAACCGCTGCCGCCATAGTTCACCGCCACGTTGACGATGACGCCGCCGATCGCCGTGGCCGTGCCAATGGCCTGCTTGCCGTTCGGGAACGGCAGGAAGCCGGTCGGGCTGTCGGGAGGGGTGATGACCACCTGGGGGTTGGTGTATTGCGAGCCACCGTTCGTCACCTGGATCGTGGTGATCGCGCCGCTGATCGGAGGGAGCACCCGGATGCACTGCGCGCGCATCGCGACCTCGCGCCGGCCCTGGTTGATGTAGTCAATCAGGTCGGCCGGGTCCAACAGCTCCTGCCGGCTGTCACGGCAGAAGCGCTGGACGCTTTTGAGGTAAGTGTTGAGCGTGGCGGGCATTATCCGCCGCCGACGCCAAGTTGGTTCTGCCGGGTCGGGTTCGGGACTTGCGGGTTGATCGACGGTAGCACCATCGGCGTGGAAGCCTTGCGCGCCCGGTCCACGAACTCGCTATAGAGCTTATACATTCCAAGCGCTTCCTGCGTCCGAATGCCGGTCTGTGCGCTCAGCAGAGCCAGATACGCCGCGAAGTAGGGTATTGCGTCCGTCCACAGGAACGGCAGCGCTTCCGCCGTCGTGTCGTTCACCAGCGCGATCGGGTAGCACACGCAATCCACGTTCACCGCATAGGCGAAATCAGGCGGCGGAGAAACATACAGCGAGCCACCGCCGACCGGCAGGGGGGATGCCTGCGCGCTCGCGCCCTGCCCATATTGCGCCCAGACCTTCGGCGGGCCGCCGACAGGGACCGGGTTGTTCAGCTCAAAAAGAGAGAACCACGGCCAGGGGCGAGGACGTATCCATTTCTGCCCCACGCCGACTTGATACCAAAGCGTCTCGACATCCAGCACACCAGCTATACCGGCCGCAGTCCCCCCGGCTAAAGCGATTGCGCTGTAAGGGTAGACCTGGGTTCCGGCGGTCAGCGCCAGCGTTCCCATATAGCGGATGCACTTCGCTTCGCCCGCAAGCTGATTGCGGGCGCTGTTGATATACGTGGTAAGCGCGGTGGTCGCGTAAAGCGGGATGGGGGCCGCCGGGTTTTGGAGCAGACTCTGCGTGGCCGTGAGGTAGGTTGTCAGCATGCGTCACCACCTCCCGGCCCCGCAACTCAGAGAGGCTGAAGCAGTATGGTATCCTGGAATCCGCCCAGTGTAAGCGTGACCGACGCCAGCGTGGTCGGCAGCGCACCGCCAGGGATAATCACAGCGCTCGGCGTGGACACAAACAGACCCGGGTCCTGCACGACGGGAGCCGAGATCAGACCGGCACTCGATGCGGTGACGGTGATAACGCCCGGCCTGGCGCGGAACTTGGTCAGTTCCACCATCGGGTTCGGGTTCACCGAGGCCGCGCCGTTGTAGTATCCGCCGGCCGTGGTCACGGTGGGGGGTTCCGCCGCGTTGCCCCAGCCGCCGCCGCCTGCCGTAACCGTCGCCGCGGTGATGCACTGCATGACGAGAGCCGCCAGCGTGGCACCGGACCCTGCGCCACCGGTCGCCGTCAGTGTCAGGCCGGTGAGGCTCGACGTGATCGGGGCGCCGTTGTTCGTGAGCAGCGCGCCCGTGATCGCCGTGGACTGCGCCGCGTTCAGCACGAGCGTGATCGACGCCGTGGTGATCGTGCCGTAGTTCGGATCGGCCGGGTTAGGGATGATCAGCGCGGTAGGCGCGGAGATGTAGCCGGCACCGAAGTCCTGCAGCGATACCGACGACACCGTGCCCGAGGTGATGACCGCGTAAGCCGTCGCCTGGATGCCGGGGTTCGGCGGAACCGGGATATGGACCAGAGGCGCCATCGTGTAATTCGCACCGGTCGCCGCGATCGTGGAAATCGACAGCGCCCCGCCGACGATGGCCTGCCAGGTGGAGCCGCCGATGTTCGGGGTGATCGTCGCCGTCGCCTGCGCGTAGCCGGAACCGCCGCCGGTCACCGCCGCACCAACCGGGCACCCTGTCAGGTTCGCGATCCGCCGCGTGAAACCGTCGCTTGTAACAATCTGCGCGCCGCTGCCAGGGCGCTGGTCCGTGCGCCAAATGCCGGTGATCGGGTCGAGCCACTGCAGGACGCACACCGCACCGGTATCGACGATCCAGCCGTTCGTGCCCGTGCTCGGGATAACGATCTCATCGCCCGGCGAGATGCCGACGAAGTTGGCCGGGGTGTTCTGCGGCGCGTTGTTCAGATTCCCCGGATACAGGGACATCGGATACGGAAGGCCAACGCCCGGACCCGAAATAATGATACTCATCGTTCCGACTCCTTAATAGGCATTCCCACCAAATCCGTAACACCAGAACCCGGACACTGATTTCGCCGACACGAAGTCATACCCTAGCACGACAATCCCCTGCTGGCCGATCTGACCAAGAGGAACCAGCGAATAGAAGCCGCTGAAGTCCATTGCCGCGTCTTCGCTGATGTAGATATTGCTGTATTTTACGTTCACGCCCCACATGTTGCCGACCGGCACGAAATGGTCGGCGAAGATCGGCACGCCCGAAATGTTCATATTCGGGAATGACGACCTGATCGGCGTATCGATCGAGAACCGGTTGCCGGGCTCGACGTAGCCCTGCTCCACCCCGATGAAGTCGTTGTTCGTGGTCGCGAAGTCAGCCGGGTTCATGACGATGTAGGTTGGCGCCTCGCCGCCCGCGGCGTCCGTCACCTTCTGGATCAGCGTCGCCATCGCCTTGCGGTTGAAGCCCGTAGTATTGGTGGTGAAGTTCGTTGCCCATGTCGTGCCGGCGCCAGCGTTGATATACTGCCCCTGGAAGGCCGAGTTGCCCGCCGCGTTGCGGTTGATGCCGCCATAGGTCGGCGCGTTGGTGCCGTTGTCGAAAGCATCGACCATGCTGTTCGGATACAGCGGGTTCGCCGTGTTGTTCGTATAGAGCAGCCGGGCGATGTTCTGCCGGGTCACCGCATAGGCGTCATTCATACGCGCCTTGAGCAGCGAGATTTCCCGATCGGTCGCCTGGATGATCGTTTCACCGAACGGCAGGGGGATCGGAACAACCCAGTAGGCGAGGTTCCACTGGCCGTTCTGGATGCCGGGGGTAATAACTGGCGAGTTAAATCCACCGCCGTATCCGGTGAACTGGCCCTGAACCATGCTCTGACCCTGCATGGGGATCGTGATCTGGTTCAGGCCGCCCGCTGCTTTCTGGGCATTTCCCCAGAGATAGAACAGAGACGGAGAGGCGAAATAAATCTGGACGAACAACTTCCGGACAAACGCGCGTCTGGTAGTGGCCGTCAGTTCGTTATAAATATTGCCCGCTGCGGGGGCGACGCCTAAACCGGGGATCGGCACGTCTCTACACTCCTACTCAGCGCCTGGCGCCCGTTTGGCTCCGAAAATCCTTCAGTGTCGCCTTGATCTCCCGATCGAGCGCGCCTTCGTCATCGCCCTTCGAAGCGATCATTGACTTGATGAACGTGTCGTCTTCCGCGTTGCCATCGAAGAAGCCCCACGAGCCATGACCGTTCGGCTGGACCGGCTCGGCCGGCGGGTGCAGCTTTTCAAACAGCGCGGCAGCGGCTTCGAGGTCGGGGATACCGCGGTCCTGCGCCATCTTCTCGATTGCGTCGATCCCGTCATCCCGCCATCCCGCCTGGCGCAGCGTGTTCTTTTGCCGCTCCCATGAGCGGGTGAACTCGGCAACCTGGGCGGCCTGGGCGCGCTCGGCTTTCTCAGCCTCGCGTGCTGCCTTTTCCTCGGCGAGCATCGCGCGGATTTCGTTGACCTGCGCATTGACGGGCTCGGCCGCGTCAAGCTCCGGGATAACCGCGCTCGGGTCGGATTTCTTCCGCGCCTGGAGCAGAAGCTTGCGCGCGTCCTTGTCGCCCATCATCTTGTTGACGGCGGCGACAACGGCCTGCGCGTTCAGGAATTCGGACTCGTCTACCTCGCGAACCGCCATGGATTAGGTCTTCGATCCGGCGTTCGGGACGTGGCTGATGCTCATGTCGGTCGCCTTCGAGCCGCCCGGCAGGTGCGACTTCCGGCCGCCGATCTCCATCTCTTCCATGTTCACGCGGACGATCTGCGCGTCAGACTTGGGGATAGACTTTGTGTTGTCCTGGAAAATATTCGGCATTTGAATACCTTACCCTGCCATCGGTGGAGGTGCGCCAGCGCCCGGCGGGGCTCCCGGCATCGGGGGGCGCGGACCTTGCGCACCCATGGCGGCCATCTGCGGCGCCATTTGCATTTTCTTTTGCATCATCGCCTGCATGGCGTTCTGCTCGCCTTGCGGCGTGCTGCTGCCAGGCGGCACGTGCTTGCCGATATCGACCAAGGCTTTCGACAGCGCTTGGCCGACCGGCGTAGACGCGCCGACTTTGGCAATAGCCATTGCCATGCCGTTCAGGAGCATCCCGACGATCTGAATACCCTGCGCCGCGTGGCCGAGGTTCTGGGTCGGCGCCGTTGCAGGGGAGGAGCCGATAGGCGGCTGACCCGGCGTTGGCGCTCCTCCAGGCGGTGCGGCGGCACCGGGAGCTTCAGGCGGTGGTGTCGGCGGGGCTTCGCCCGGAATCGGCATGGCTCTGGACTACATCCGACGACCGCGCTTCATATTCCTGAAGCGGATCATATTAGTGCTTCCGGCCGCGGCCCTTGGGACGACGACCGCGAACGCCAATTTCCTTAATCATAGCGATCTCCTGAATAGTGACACGATGCCCGAACGCTCCTCGTTATCGCCGCCACTCGGGTCATTTCTGACTCGGGAGACAGTTAAGTCCGGGCGCCGCAGTCAGCGCTTACACGCGCGCGCGGCGCAATGGCGGCGTTCGCTTATTTCGCTAGGCGCGCTTTGATCGCGTTGGTAAAAGCGTGTGATGGCCGAACCGCTGGATATCGACATCCCGAAATATCTCAGCCCGAAGCAGGGCGCGGCCATGGTCGGGGTGTCGTTGACGACGCTTTATACCCGCCTGCGCGGCCCCAACCCGCCGCCGCATCGACGGATCGGCCGCAAATGGCTCCTGCCGATCGAGGCATTCACCGAATGGGCATCACAGGACGTGATAGAATGATGGAAGACCTGCGCGTTCTCAGCCTGGAACGGACCCCCCATCGCCTGGAGCTATTCCATTCCCGCAACCCGCATGTCCCATGCGTCGTGCAGACCGCGGTCGACGGTCAAACAGTGGACCGCTTACGTTACCCGTCGCTGAAGCATTCAGACGGCGCGCTCGGGTGTCTCCTGTCGCACATGGCGTTCTGGGATGAGGTGATCGAGGCAGGCCGGCCGATGACAATCTTTGAGGACGACGCGATCGTGCATCTGTCGTTCATGGGCGCGCACCGGAAGGTCTTGGAATCGCTCCCCAAGGACTGGGACATCATCCTGTGGGGATGGAATTTCAACGCGCTCCTGATGTTTGATATGGTCCCTGGCGCCTGGGGCGGCATGCAGTGCGAGCTTGGCGAGCTGCGCCGGCACATCGATCGCTACCAGAACTGCCGGCTCGCGGCGAATGCCTCGAAGCTATATCGGGCATGGGGGACGGTCGGGTATGCGATTTCGCCGTCAGGGGCGAAGTTCTTGCGCCGGCAAGACGCCATCACGCAGGATGTGGTGATCCAGTTTCCCGACATGGGGGAAACGCAGGTGCTGAACGTCGGCGTGGACGTGATGATGAACGCTTTCTACCCGATGATGAACGCGTTTGTTTGCATTCCACCGCTCGTGGTGACCACTATGGATGACTCGACCATTGGTCCGACCGCCTAGATTCCTAAGTGAAACTGGACAGGCTTCGGCATTCGCATACGATGTGGTGATCGGCTTCGGCTGGTATGGGCATCGTTTTGGTTTCCCTCTTCCATAGCGATCGGCGGCCATCCTTTCCGCAATGGTTTTACGGAGCCCGGTTTGCGCACCGCAACGGCCGTGTACGTTCGGAGCCGTTCGCTTAGCGAGGATGGCCATGTAGCGGCGTCCGATCGGCGCCGGTCAAATCGGCTCCAACCAACTGTTATTTCCTGAGCGGCCAGCAGTCGAGGCACCAAACCTGCATGGGAACTTCGGGTGCCGGCTTTAACTTGAACAAATTACCATGCTCTTGATCCTCAGCGACCGTGCCGGGCGAGCATGCAAACCACCCGCCTCCGCAGACTTGGCACGCCAGAGTGGCGATATCGAGGGTTGCGGTATCAGTCAAAACGCTATCGCCAGCGCACGGAGCCCGGACAGATGCTTGTTACTCTGGCGGCGAATTGCCTTGGGGCTGTTCAGCCTGCTGTCCAAACCACCCTTTGGGCGGCCCATGGGCTTGCTGCTGCTTTTGCTCGCCTTTTTCTTCGTGACCGACATTTCTAACCCCCCTGAATGCGCCGGGCGGACGCTGTGTGAAGCGGAGAGAGGGGAGGTCTCTTATCCCCACACAGCGCTCCGTATCCCGCCCGGCTTGAATACGTCTAACAGACGTATCTTTGACGGTCAACTACCGTCTCTTAGACGACGCCTGTTTTTCGATGATTTTCGCGTATTCCTCCGGGTTCTGCTTCTGGAGCTGCTGCATCAGCGCCGCTTGCTTCTCTTCCTTGGCGCGCAGACGCGTCAGGATGATGTCCCTATTCTGGAATGGCAGCATCTCGATGGCAGATTCGGGGTCGATGATGCCCAGCTTCAGGCCGCCCACGATGAGCGACTGATGATCGTCGGCGAAGATCGGCGACGTGGTGTGGCCGTCCACCGTCACACGCCGATCTTCCGGCAGGTCGGCCAGAAGGAATTGCGTCTCGTTCGGGTGCTTCGGATCGGTCCAGTAGGCTCGGCCGTCCTTCGCCTCCATGATGCTCAAACGCAGATCACCCGCCGCGGCGCACTGCCGCTCGATCAGCAAGGACCGGTCCTTCAGACGCGCACCCGCCGCCTTCATCATTGGGTTGCTCTGCACGCCGCTGCGCACGCCTGGCTCGCCCTTTCCCGACAGCATGTTGTCAAAACCGCTAATCATTTCAATGATCTGGATCAGCTTCTCCAGAAGCGGTAACGCCTCGGCCGGGAACTTTGGCGTCAGGTCCACGGCGCTTCCGCTCGGGCCGAGGTTGGCATACCCGGCCTGGCGCATCTGGTCGTAAAGCTCATCCGTCAGCCCGTCGCCTGAGAACGCCAGGAGCTTGTCGACCTGCAGACCGAACAGCCGGCGAATGTCCGACGCGGTTTCGGCAAGGAAGTCTTGCGGGTTGATCAGGTCGGCGATCTCGCTGCGCCCCCACAGGTTGCCCGACGTGGGGTTGGCCTGGATCAACGTGAACGGGTGCAAACCGCACTGGTGACCCGATATCAGCAGGTTGGACCGCTTCCACCGCGGCGCGATCAGGATGTCAGGCTCGATGATCTGGATCGTGGTGTAATCGTCGCCGTCCCACATCCACGTCTCGTGCATCACCGCTATCGGCGCCGCGCCGGACGGGCCGACGCCGCCATAGTTCGGGTCCGTGGACAGTTGCACGATGCCGCCGGGGACCGGCCGCGACGCCGCACCGGCCCCGGTGTTGATCTGCGAGGTGTTCAGCACCTGGTGGAAAAAGCTGTTCGCAACGTCCGTCGCGCCGGGCGCGGCATGCTGCTTGATCCGGTCAAACAACTGCCGCGCGTCCGGCATGTGGTAGATTCGTCGCCACACTTCCGGCATCGTCAGCGTGACGCTCTGGGTCATCGCCGGCTGGTCGTCCAGGGAGTTGGTGTCCGGCCTGTAGACCCCCATTTGCCATGGCATCACGAGGCTGGAATGGTAGGTCGGAAGCTTCTCTGATCCGTCCTGCGTGACCCACTGTTTCAGGAAGCATGAACCGTATTTCAGCGCCTCGAACACCCCCTGGGCGAACAGGATGTCGGTGTTCGTCCGCTCGAATGAGCGCGCCAGGAGCCGGGTCGCGACGTTGCCGCGCTTGAGGATTTCTTCCGGGTATTCGTTCTCGAAATCCATGGAGAAACGGATTTCAGTCGGCGAGAACAGGTGCGACGCGAGCCGGTCGATCAGGCTATAAAGCAGGTTGATCAGCGATCGGGACCCATCGGACTTGCCGCTTTCCACGATCATGTTGAGCTGGCGATAATAGGCAGCGCGCTGGCCGACATCCGACCGGCAGATTTCGTTGATCTCCATGACCTGCCGGACGAGTAGCTTGTTGTCTTGCGGCAGTTCCATGAAGGCGTCGGGACGCGACGCCATGGACTTTTTCGACGGGAAGTCTAGGACTTTCGCTTTATCGCTCATCCATCAATCATACACGACGCCGATAGTTAGGCGATGTGGTTTCGAGCGCCGGCATTGAGGATGTCGTCGCCCCCACCTGGCCGGAAGTCGCGGTGAAATTTGCGTGGTGCTGCCGGACCATCGCCTGCGTCCTAGCGCCGGCGTTCGGGAACGGACCCTCCGCCACCGCGCCGCTGTATCCCAGCCCGGCCGATCCCTGAAAACCGAACATACCCACCGGCGCCGCGTCCATGACCTGGGTCACCGGGCTTGGAGCGAGCTTCGCATCCGACGTGTCGCCCATGCGCAGGCCGTCCCGCATGTCCGTCATCTTCATGATCGACGCGTCCTGGCTGTCGAGCCCGAACTTCTCCTGCGCGATGTCAGCCCGGAACTGCGCGCCGTCCTCCATCTGACGGTGCATCTGGTCCACGGTCATCTTGATGGACTTCCCGATGTGCGGCGAGGTCAGAGCCTCGTCGTAGCCATCTTCCTCGTGGCTATCATAGCCGCACACACCGCAATAGCGCGGCAGGGGGTCGGCCGCCACCGATGGATGGTGGAGAAAGGTGAACTGGTGCGGCGGGTGCGCCGCCGTGCCCGGGCATTCGTAAGTGCGTGCTCTGGGCATCAACCCCTCCAACTCTGCCGCCGCGCCGCCGCCATCATACGCCGCCGGGACGCAACCTGCCCGCTGATGAAGCTATCAAGCTGGTTCTGATTATACAACGTCACCTGATCCTTGATCGTCATGCGCCGCGCCGCCTCTTCAAACGCCCGAGTCCGCTTGGCCTGGATCAGCGCACGGCGCGCGTTCTCTTCCCAGTGACGCACCGCCATCGCAAGCGAATACACCCGATCGTCCTGCTTGGTCCCCTGCGCCTCGATCTTGTCGCCCTCGCGGGTGATCCACCGCATCTCATCCAAGGACTCCTGCGATCGGATGTGGAGCATGCCGTTCTGCACGAAGTCGCGCAGGCGCTCCATGATCGCCACCTTGAGCTGCGACTGCGCCTTGAACTGCCACGCGTGGCCGCGTCCCATGCTGTCCGTGCGGGTGTAGATGTAATTCCGCACGTTGCGCTGGATGTCCTGCAGGCCGCGCTCTGTCAGCGTCGAGCCGAAGTAGCCGTGCCGCAGTTGAAGCTTCAAGTCCTGCAACTCCCGGAACGTGGCCTCGCCGGGGCCGTTGATGTCGACAATCCGGTAGACAGTCGACCGCTCGCCGGCATACCACGCTTCCAGGCTGGCGATGACCCACGCCAATTGCTTGGTGTTGATCAGCGGCCAGCAGTATTCGGCCACCTGATCGAGCCCGTCCGCGTAGGCGCGCATCACCTCGATCGAGGACCGGTTGTTGAACTCGGCGCGGCCGAAGGCAACATCGGTGGCGATAATGTAGACAGAATCCTCGACCGGCTCCTCCCACACCTTGAGCTGCACGGACTTGGCGTTGGGCGCAGGATAGACACGCAGGTCGCTGAACTCGATGCCGGCGGTATAGTGGTAGGTCTTGTATTTGCGGCTGACGTGAAGCTTCATCTGCTTCGTCAGTTCTTCGGGATCGAAGAACACCGCGCCCGTCATCTGGAACGCGTCTTCCTCAGTCCAAGGCTGCTGTTCAAGCCGCGAATTGTCGCCCGAGAAGTCAGGATCAGCGTCACCGTCCGCATCAGCGGTCGGATTCATCTCCTTCCTGATCCATGCAAGCTGTTCGGCCGTTATTTCGTGGCCGTATTGCTCGTAAACCTGCCGTATCTTCTGCTTTTCGAGCGGCGAAAGCGGTTGAATGCCGTATTTCTGGAAATCGGGGTCGTCTTGCTCTATTTTCTGGTCCGGATGCGACCACCAACCGCAGAAAATGCACTTTGCGTGGTGATCATCCTTCGCCTCATACCAGATTTCTTGCCAAATATTCGGCCCCTTGGCCGTGCTCTCATCGACAAACAAACGGTTTGGATTTTTCCTCGCCAAAGAATGGCGAAATGTCTCCATGCCGACGATATTGCCGTAGTTGCACAACTCGGAACGGTGCGAAACTGATATAGCGGAGCCGGTTCCGAGCGTCTGAGACGATTTGGTTTCCTTGACGCCGGCCGCTATCAGGTTTATGCGTGATTTGTTCTCCAGGATCAGGAAGTTCCGGTTATTTCCAATCAGTTTCGGGAAATTGTAGCTTGCCGGGAACCTCTGTATCATATCCACTAGCTCTTGACGGGCTTCCATCAAATGAGCCGATGTGTCAAACATCAGAGAGGCTGTAACGTCGAATATCCCAGTCCAAAATGCCATCAGCGCGCGGATAATGGTTGAAACGCCAAGCTGCCGGCTTTTCAGGACCTTAAAGTCGTGGATATCGTTACCCAGACCGTCGAATATCCCTTCTATGACGGTGGTCTGGGCGCCATATAGATTTTCACCAAGGATGATCCAGCCCTTTTCTTTGGACTTGACCCACGTGTGGTTTAGGAATTCGTAGAACGCCGCCTTGACAGAAGCGGCATGTTCCGGCGTCCAAGCCCCATCAAACGGCACGGGTCACCGCCTAACCCCCTGCAACATGCCACCGCTCCGCTCCGCGTCGGCGATTTCGGCGAGCACGATCTGCACGCGCGTCTGCACGGTCGACCAGAACACCGCCGGGTTGGCTTTGCCGTCCAGCATCAGAAGGTCGATCGACGTGCCCTCGGGGCCGACGATCACGTAGGCACCGCCGAAGTCCGCGCTGCCGTTCAGGTCGATCTTGTCGGCAATCGCGCGGAACCTCGCCGCATGGTCATGCGTATCGGTGTTCATACTGCCCACCCTTCACCTTGGTCGTCAGCGCCTTGCCTACAGACCATGAGCGCATGACCGTCTGCGCCACGTCCGCCGGCACGCCACTGTAGATCGAGCGCTTGCCGCTGTCCCAGGCGACGTGCAACTCCCCCGTGTCTGGGTCGTGTCCGATCTGGTTGATGTGGGACGAGAACACGTCCTGCATCGCCAGCGCCATCACAACTCCCCCTCGATCACAGGCGCGTATTGCGCCCGCTCGTGCGCCTCGAATGCGACGATCCCAGCCGGCGTGATCCGGTGCCACTGGTCCATAACGCGCACACACAAGCGTCTGCTGGCCAGTCCCTTGATGACATCTTCCCAGCGCCCGATGGCCAGCATGTCCTCGTGCGACAGTATCTCCATCGCCACAGCTTCGTTGTCAGTCAGCATAGACCACCTTCCTGCGGATATAGGCTTTGTCGGCGTGCGCGCCACAATACGGCCGCCCGTGGCGCTCGACAGGACACCCGCACAACGTGAAGCGCCGGGTGCCCGGGATGTCGCTCGGCCACTGACATACCGCCGTGCTCACGTTCACCGGCTTTGGCTTGGGCGCAGACCAGACATACCCGAGAGTAGGTTTTTCGTCCGATGACGGTTCGGTATGGTTCCTGACAGTAGCAACCGATACCGCCGCCTCGACAGGCTCCGTGAGAGAAACCAGCGGCGGCAGCGTCACGGCCGGGGCGACCTCGACGGGTGCCGGCTGCGCTTCCTTCTGCGCCAACCGCTGCGCCCGTCTCTCGGCCCCGCCTGGCTTCTTGCGGTGTGATGGCTTTATTCCCTTCTGCGCCATGTCCCACCGATACAGCTTCCCGACGACCGCGTTGTAGCTGACGCCGATCTCCTGGGCTATCTCAGCCCGGTTACTCCCGGCGCTCTTCATCTCCAAAGCCCGCTGCATCATCCATGGCGTCCACGCTTCGCCGCGCCAGTTCGGCCTCGATTTCAGACTTCCGGCAGACCAAGCCTCGCCCGTAGCGCCTGCGCTATCCTCTTGAACACTGGGTTCCATTCGAAGTCCGCCTCCTGCCTGAAGATACGATGATTCGGATACCAGAGCGCCGGCCCCTCTTTGCGACCGATCCGCCAGTCGCCACCGCGGCGCGAGTAGGCGACCCACGTTTCCTTTCCCATCGCACCGCACAGGTGCCCAAGGAACGACTCGATCGTGATGACGAGGTCCAGTTCCTTGATGATGTTCACCGTATCCGTCGCATCCTTGATGTATGGCGACAGGTCCCGGATCAGCGCTGCACAGCCCGACAGGTGCAAGTCCTGCGCCCTGGGGCCGATCTGGAGGGAGTAAAGCTGCACGCCGGGCACATCGTAGAGGTCGAGGAACTGCGTGACAGGGATCGAGCGCCACCGGTCGATCCCGTTCCCAGGCGACCCGCCAAACGCGATCCCGATGTGGATTTTGGCATCCGTCGCCTTCCATCCGGTCGGCATGGTGGTCGGGAAATCCGGCATCCGCCACGCTTGGTGATGACTGGCGATTTGCTCCGTCGTCAGGCCAAGCACCGTCGGCAGGCCCATCACCGGGCACCAAGCGTCGGACAGCGGCAGCATCGTCGTGGCAGGTATCACGCTCACGCTCGGCCAGTCCCGAAACGCCGTGGTCAGCATCCGGTGCAGCTCCGCATGCACCTGGAACAGCACCCGCTTGGCGAACTGCGTGGTGCGCGGCACGAACCGCGCCATCGACAGCGTGTCGCCTATGCCGTGCTCGCTGGCAATGAACAGGGTGTCCAGATGCCCGCCGGTCCACCGCGGATAAGGGTAATTCTGGAAGCTTTTCAGCCCCTTCTCCATCGCAAACCGCGCCTCGAAGTGCCGCAGTCCGGTCGCATAGTTTCCGTCCCACAGGTAGCACAACGCGAGCGCCAGCTCCGCCTCCGGGGACGTTGGGTTCAGGCTCCAGCCGCGCAGCGCGTAATCGATAGACATCGAGGTCTGGTCGATGATGGACAGAACCTGGCTCTGGTTGGTGTAGAGAAACCATTCCTGGTCCTCGCCGATTGCCTCGGCGTTCTCGTCAAAGAAGTCCCTGGCCTGATAGCCAGCGTCGACCGCCTCATAGATCGCGCCGTCGTTCTTCAGTTGGTGCGCGATGTTCACCATCGCGGTGTATTGCAGCTTGGGCGAGTTGTCCCCGTGCTGATGGTTCGGCCCGTAGGGAATCGACAATACCCGGCGGAACGCCGCGATCGACGCTGGCAGCTTCCCCAGCTTGGACAGGCAGATGCCCATGGCAGCCCATGCCACGGCGTTGGTCGGGTCGATCGTCACCGATGAGCACAGCAGCCGATAGGCCAACTCCGGGTCCTGCTCGGACACCTTCACCGCGTCGTTGTGGAACTGGACGCTCGATCCCCTCGCCTGGACGTTCATTACTTCACAAGCCCCTTTCTGATCTTGTCCGCTCGGCAGATGGTGATCGACCAACGCGACCCCGTTCCGGCTTGCGCCGACATGCGGTGAACATATTCGGGGGTCCCGTTCCCGTTGTGCAGGGATACCGGGTGACCCGCGGCGCAGTGCGGACACGCGTCAGCAATCGTGGCCGGCGGGACGCCGTCGTCGGCCATGTTATGCGGCCGGCTTAGGCGGCGATGGCGCTGGCGTCGGCGCTGGCGCCGGGTTGATCTGCGCTTTCAGCGCCTCGATCTGCGCCGTGAAGTGCTGATACATCGCCTCAAGAGGATTTTCCCGGCCATGCCACGGACGCCATGATTCGTCAGCCATCGTGTGTTCCTTTTTCTGGGGTTTTTTAAGCGGCGTCGAACAGATCCACGGCGCCGGATTCCGCGTTTGCCAAGTTCTTTCGCGCAATGGCAAAATAGCCGCCCTTTAGTTCCACGCCGATGAACTTGCGACGCAGCTTGACCGCGCCAAAACCTTCGCTTCCGATCCCGGTGAACGGGGAAAGCACTGTATCGCCCCGGTTGCTCCAAAGCAGGATGGCACGCTCGATCAAACCAAGCTGGAGCGGGCAGACGTGCCGTTCATCCGAATGCTCACGTGCCTGCTGGACGTTGAGCGTATCGGTCTGGCGGATATCCATCCAGACAGGCGATGCCCATTGCTGCCATTGCTCGACAGGGAACGTGTCGCGATCCTGCCCAACAGGCTCCACGTTCTCGCCTGGCGCACGGAACACAAGGACGTAGTCGGCCATGCCTTGGCGCGAGCGGGTGCTGTCCTTCTGTAATTGCTTATAGAGCAATCCCAACGCCTTTGTCCGCGTCATCTCGACCACTGGGTCTTTCCACACGGTAACACGGCTGTGGAGTATCCATCCTGCCGCCTCGTGAGCGCGGATCAGATCGCCGCTGAAATCCTTGATACCGATTACGCCATCCTTCCATTTAGTCAACGGGAGGTCGGAACAATGGACGGCGGCGAGGCGCCCGGGCTTCATGACACGCGTAAGCTGTTCGAGCATGAAGCCGTAATGCCGGAAAAATTCGGCATCGTTGGCGCTGTTGCCCATGTCGCTCTCGCTGTCCGAGTAGACGAACAGATTTGAGAATGGAGGGGAGTAGACGCTGAATCCGGCCGATCGATCCGGCAACTGGCGCAAAACGTCCACGCAGTCGCCGTTATACAAGCTCCAGTCCTGACCGTGCGCATCATTCAAGCAGCGGATAACCATGCCGGCAATCTCCCATCGTGCTGCGGATCATAGGCAACCTTGATATTCGATGACTGGCCCATCGCCCGACGTGCGGCAGAACGCATCGAGCGCTTCATATGCTCGTGGCCATCGGCCTTGCGATCGATCGCGCGGCCGATCTGATCCTCGCCCTCGGCAACGATGATGTGGACGTGGACAGGGCGTGTTTGCCCGAACCGCCAGCATCGGCGAACGCATTGATACCACATCTCGTAAGAGAACGATCGGCCGACGAATACCTGTCGCGCACAGTGCTGATAGTTTAGTCCTTGGCCGGCAATCTTGCCTTTGGTCACAAGAGGGCGCCCCGATGTGAGAAACGCCAAAAGCCCTTCCTCCTTGCGCTCAGGTGTCATCGATCCACGAACATCGATGGCATCCGGCAACCGGCTCAGGACGGCGTCAGCCTCATGGTCGGTATCTACCCAGATCAACCACGGTTCATTTTGTTCGGTCCCGATAAGCCGCGCAACTTCGTCGGCGCGCACATCAGATGTCTGCCGCTTGAGCTTAAACATCTCAGTCGCAGAGACGTTGAAACCAAACAAACCGTCGTCGGGTGTGATCTCAGCCGTTACCTTGTGCTTATGGATGGACATCGGCGGCAGGACGAACCTCGATCCGTCAAACCCAAGATCGTCCGGCGATGATGCCATGACGGCCCACGATGCGACCCAATCCCAAAAATGGTTTTGAGCGTGACCCTTGAGCCGCCAGGTGCCGGTATCACTCGTGTCGTTGATAAACCACCTCATAAGCATATCGGCCTGTGGCATGATCCCGAGAAACTCGGAGTGCGTGCCAAGTTCCATGTGGTCATTAGGCGCGGGGGTGGCGGTGGCGCACAGACGGAACGGTGTGTCGGCAAACATGGAAGTCAGAGCGCGCGTTGTCGATCCCGCGAAGTTTTTCAAGATCGAGCTTTCATCCAGCACGACACATCCAAACGCGGACGGATCAAGCTTATCAATCCGGTCATAATTACAGATATTGATGCACATACGCACATCAGACATCTCGCGGATGACGTGGCAATCGTAACCGAAACGATGACCCTCTGCTTCGATCTGACGTGCGACCGCAAGAGGTGTCAGTATCAGCGATGGTGATCCGGTGAATGCCCTAGCTTGATCGGCAAACTCAAGCTCGCAGATGGTCTTGCCCAGACCTGTATCAAGAAACAGCGCCGATCGCCCCTGCCGCAGGCAAAACTCTGTCGCCGCGGACTGATAATCGAACATGTGGCCAGGCATAGGGCGGGGATCGATGCCAACAGGATCGGCCCGAGGCGCTTTCGCTGACAGAAAGGCCAGATATTCCGGGGTCACGTCAAACCTCCCAAAACGATGTTCTCGAACTCCCGCTCGGCCATAAGCGCCTCTTTCTGCCGCTGCGCTCCGCGTTTCTGCTCCCGCCAACCCACATCCTTGGGCGCGACAGGCGAAACCTTCCCCTCCGCCTCCAGATCGGCCGCCAAATGGCGCTGGTGAAGCTCCCGGACGATGTTTTTGGCGTTCCCGTGCAGCTTAAACCCCGAGTCAACCGCCCAATCATGCACTTGCGGGATCGTCCAGGCACATCCGGCCGGTATTTTCCGCTCTTCCAGCAGCCGAATCGTCACTTCCTGGCCCGCAGACGGCTTGTTGTTCCCTACTTTTAGCTCCAATTGCCCAAAAATGCCCGTTTCACGCTGGTAAACATACCAATCCAGATGCGCCGGCTTGATCCCGCGCGCCTTGCGCAGCGTTTCGGCTCGCATCCTGGCCTCGTCGGTGGCGCCTTTCATGTAAACGCCGGTCTCCACCGCCGTAAACCAGCAATCGCCCACCAAAACGCGCTCGAAATAGGCGTTCACGTAGTGCGAAAAGCGGTGCTCACGGTGGTTCACTCGTATCTCCAATTGCTACCAATGCAGACTTGCTTCCGCTCGGCCGCCCGGGCGACGTGTATCTCATGCATCTCGAGCCGCGTCGCCTTCCCGTAGTGGGCGATGTCGAGCTGGTCGATGTAGGTCTCCCATTTCTCGTCCCCGTATGGCCTGATATCAGACCAGAACCGGCCACACGGGGTATTGTCAGTCTTTGGCCGCACACACCGGCCCAGGACGAAGTCATGACCGGCTATCCTGACAGGCGGGATATCCTTCGCGGTTGGACCCCGAGCCGGCACAGCGCGTCAGTGAACGGCGGGCAGCGTCGTTACGGGCGCCACAACCACGGGCACCGCAGCCGCATTCGCCGGCGGCGTGGTCGGGATCGCCTGGAACAGAGCACACGCGGCAGCAACCGCGGTCGACGCAGCACCCGTCACCGCGACCGGCGCGCCCGCCAGGTTGGCCAGCACAAACACAGCCGGCAGCGCCGACCCGGCCGGCGACTGGCAGAACAGCGCACCTTGCGCGACGAACTTGTCCGCGGTCGTGTTGGTCTGCGCCGCCAACGCGCCCAACGTCAGCACCGCCTGCGCACCAGCCGTCACCTGCGCCGGGGTCGGCGTCGAGCTGCACCCCGATAGCGTCCCGCCGACCGCAGCGGCAAGAAGGACAGCCAGCGTCGTGAACTTGTGCGGGAAGCCACCCGACAGCGGCCCGCCCCGGTCCTTCGGCTGGAGGCTCCGCGGATAAGCTAGGACCGGCTCATCCAGGCTCGGATGGTGCTCCGTCACCTTGACCTTGATGCGGAACTCAGCCGGCAAGGCCGCGCCATCCGGCAGGTCCTCGTGGTCGAGATTCACCAGGAAGTCGGCCCTCGATTGCCGATCCCGCAGCATACGCGAAACCACGTCCATCGCGCCCTCCGGCGTCCGGCGTCCGCCACGCGTCAAGCCCATCAGCCAACTGACAATGCCCATTTTCAAGCCTCCAAAAGAACGCCCACCACATCGGTTTAGCCGGAGCCGTAGCCGTCGCCGTAGCCGTAGCCGTCGCCGGAGCCGGAGCCGGAGCCGTAGCCGTCGCCGTAGCCGTAGCCGTCGCCGGAGCCGGAGCCGTAGCCGTAGCCGTCGCCGTAGCCGTAGCCGTCGCCGGAGCCGGAGCCGGAGCCGTAGCCGTAGCCGGAGCCGTAGCCGTCGCCGGAGCCGTCGCCGTCGCCTTCGCCGGAGCCGTAGCCGCAGCCCTGGTGGCGAACCTTAATTTTCAACATATGCGGCAAATGTCGCCTCCGCTTTCTCACTCAGAAGCAAA